TAATATGTACGATAAGAAATTACATAAAGATATAAAGAGGCTTGAGAAAAGATTTGCGGTTTCTTTAAAAAAGAAAAGAGAATGGGACAAGTCTTACAAAGCATGGTTGGAGAAGAACGATGTTTAAATTATTTTACACATTGTTAATTATCGAATACGTTGTTGAGGATCAGAACGTAGCAACAAGCGTAATATTCCCAAGCGAGTACGAATGTTATGAGGCTATGGGCAATGGAGTGATGGATGATCTGTACGACATACTTGCAGATACATATGGTAAAGAGATCATGATGTATTGCAGACGCACACCGTTCACGTCTGGCATGAAAGAAATCAACGTAAAACCGAGGATAAGACCTGATGGGTGATGAACAGTTAAGCCCTGCGCTCAAGTATGAGTATCGTTTCTTGAAGCAACAAGTTGACAGGTTACAAGACGAACTTGGACGAAAAGATAGACCACGTAATACAGAACAGGACTTGTATCGTGCGCGAGAAGAGTTAAAATCGTTTGTCTCTAGAATGAGAATGAACGGTATAAAAATATGAAAGTAACATTAAAAGAAATCTATGGATACAGACGTAGATCAGTAATGCTTGGCAAAGATAGCGTAAGTCTATCGCCACCACCATGGCAAAAAGGAGAACAACGTGGGGATCAGTATGTCGAAGAAGGAAGAGAAGGTATGGGAGTATCTTCTAAACAACAGGCAAGCCGAAAACGCCGAGGTAGCAGCCGCGTGTGACGTGGACATACACTTTGTAAAAAATCTTATTTCTCGTATTGGATCAGAAAACTGGCGCGAAGAAGTGCCTGTGGAACAAACGTGGGATCGTGCAAAGGTACTGGATACAGCCAAAGGTTACGTCACGAAGGATCGTGCGGCAGATCATGGCGACATGGAAGACAACTTTCAGCGCATCGCTCTGTATTGGAACGCGCACCTTGGGCTAGTTGATTTCATAAAAACAGAAGATGTTGCAGCAATGATGGCACTATTAAAGATTGCTCGCATACATTCTAACCCCACACACATAGACAACTGGGTAGACGCCTGTGGGTACATGGCTTGTGGCGGCGAAGTCGTGAGTAGGTGATGGACGTTTATACTCTAGACTTTGAGACTTACTACGCTCAAGATTATTCACTGTCAAAGCTGACCACGGAAGAATACGTGCGTGATAGGCAGTTTGAAATAATCGGTTTAGCTATCAAGAAGAACGACAAATCTACCAAGTATGTAAGTGACCCTGGTTTAATCAAACGTCTACTATCACACATAAACTTCTCTGACTGTGCTATACTCTGTCATAATACTATGTTTGATGGGGCGATACTTAATTGGCACTATGGTATCAAGCCAAAGGTATGGTTCGATACAATGTGTATGGCACGTGCTCTGCATGGTGTGGAGACGAGCGCATCACTCAAAGCAGTGGCAGAACGCTACGGTGTGGGCGTCAAAGGTAGCGAGGTGCACGATGCCAAGGGCAAGCGCCGTGCCGATTTTACTGTGGGAGAGGCTGAACGGTACGGTGAGTACGCTAAAAACGATGTGGATCTAACCTACAAACTCTTTAAAATTATGGGGGCTAAGTTTCCCAAACAAGAACTGAAACTGATAGACCTGACTTTGCGTATGTTTATTGAGCCTACGCTTGATCTGGATCTGGGTTTGTTGGAGCAGCATCTTGAAGATACGAGAAATCGTAAGGATAAATTGCTACGTGATGCCAACGTCACCGACAAGAAAGATCTGATGTCTAATCAGAAGTTTGCAGACATGTTAAAAGATCTTGATGTAGAACCCCCCATGAAAATCAGCGCCACGACAGGCAAGCAGACCTACGCCTTTGCGAAGTCTGACGAAGCGTTCAAAGAACTACAAGAACATGACGATGATCGGGTGCAGTCTTTGATTGCCGCACGTCTGGGTAACAAAAGTACTTTAGAAGAAACACGTACAGAGAGGTTTATAGGTATATCTAAACGTGGGCTGCTTCCTGTACCCGTAAGATATTACGCTGCACATACAGGTAGATGGGGTGGGGCTGACAAGATTAACTTGCAGAACTTACCAAGCCGAGGACCAAATGCGAAGAAACTAAAGAAAGCAATCATCGCACCCAAAGGCTACACGATAATCGAGGCTGACAGCGCACAGATCGAAGCGCGAGTGCTTGCATGGTTTGCAGGGCAGGACGAATTAACTAGTGCGTTTGCCAATGGCGAAGATGTGTATGTTAAAATGGCTTCTCGTATTTATGGATGTGACGAAGAGGATGTTACAAAAGACCAACGGTTTGTTGGTAAGACCACGATACTTGGCGCAGGCTATGGCATGGGTGCAGAGAAGTTTGCAACACAACTAAAGACGTTTGGGTATGAAGTGTCGCCCGATGAAGCCCGACGCATAATTAATATTTACCGTCAGTCGAACTTTAAGATTAGTAAGCTGTGGCGTGATGCACAGTACATGGTTAGTCAGTTGACTAACGGTAGAGCCGTGGCGTTTGGGCGCAAAGGCGTGATTGGCGTTGATGCCAGTAACAAGGCTTTGGTCTTACCGTCTGGACTTCCATTGTTTTATGAAGATCTAAATTATGACGGTGACGAATACACATACAAGGTGCGGCGAGGTCGAAACAAAATCTATGGTGGGAAGGTGATAGAGAATGTTTGCCAAGCCATAGCACGTTGTATAATTGGCGAACAGATGCTAAAGATAGCTAAGAGGTATAGAGTTGTATTGACCGTACACGATAGTATTGTATGCTGTGTAGAAGATAACAAAGTAAAAGAAGCACAGGCATTTGTAGAGACATGTATGCGGTGGACGCCTAGTTGGGCGAAAGGCTTACCTGTTGATTGTGAAAGCGGAACAGCTAAGTCTTATGGGGATTGCGAGTGAGTATAGCACCTTGGTCATTTAGTAAAGCAAAAGCATTTGGGCAGTGCCCCAAACAATTTTACCATGAAAAGATACTTAAAGAATACCCTGTCGAAGAGACAGAGGCGATGCGATATGGCACTGAACTCCATAAAGCTTGTGAGGATTATATAGGCAGCGATGTGCCAATCCCAGAAAAGTTTGGGTTTATTCAAGGTATGCTAGATGATCTAAAGTCTAGACGCGGTGTAAAACTATGCGAGCAAAAGTTAGGCTTGACAGCTAATCTAGAACCATGTGACTTCTTTGACAAACGTGTGTGGTTTCGCGGGATAGCTGACCTAGTAATCATAGACGTGTTAGCAGATACTGCGTATGTCATAGACTACAAAACTGGCAAGTCGGCTAAATACGCTGACAAAGGACAGTTAGAGTTAATGGCTCTTACCATATTCAAACATTTCCCTGAGATAAAAAAGGTCAAGGCAGCTCTCTTGTTTGTTGTTGCAAACAGCTTAGTCAAAGCCGAATATAAAATTGACTCAGAATCAAATCTTTGGGAGAAATGGTTAGGGATTTATGGTAAAATGCAAAAAGCATTTGAGTCGGATGTATGGAATCCACGCCCCTCTGGGTTGTGTAAACGTCATTGTCCAGTGCTTGAGTGCGCCCACAATGGGAGAAACTGATGCCTTATAAAAACAAACCAAGACCGTACAAGAAAGAATACAAGCAGCAAAAAGCCAGAGGCGAGCATGAAGCTCGCATGGAGCGTCAACGTGCTCGGCGTAAAATGGATAAGAAGGGAGTAGATAAAAATAAGAATGGCAAAGCAGATAAACGAGAAGGCAAAGATATTGCCCACAAGAAACCACTGAGTAAAGGTGGAAAAAACAAAGACGGTGTAAGAATACAAAGCCGCAAGAAAAATCGTGCAGCAGGTGGGGCTATGAGTAAACCACCTAAAAAGAAAAAATAAAAACTGGAGAACAACATGCAGATTATTCGGGATAAGGCAGTCCTGTTGAATTTGCGTAACCCTAAAAGGGTCACAACGGTAATACCAAACAGCAAGGAGTTGTCAATGAATGAAGTAGTAGTCAAATGGGGTATGTTTGAAGCCCTAAAACTAAAAAGTTTAAATATAAACGTACCCTCACCTATTAGCAAACGTTACAAGTGGACGGGGCAATATAAACCTTACAAGCATCAAAAGAAAACAGCAGAGTTTTTGACGATGAATAAACGTGCTTTTTGTTTCAACGAACAAGGCACAGGTAAGACCGCATCAGCGATATGGGCGGCTGACTATCTAATGACTCAAAAACAAATAAGGCGTGTTTTGGTAGTTTGCCCGCTCTCGATCATGGATAGCGCATGGCGTGCAGACTTGTTCTCCTTTGCTATGCATCGTTCTGTAAACATAGCCTACGGTAATAAAAAGAAACGTGCAGACATAATTAACAGTGGAGCAGAGTTCGTAATTATAAACTATGACGGTGTTGATATTGTAAAAGAAGAAATACTGAATGGTGGGTTTGATTGTATAATTGTAGACGAAGCAACGCACTATAAAAATGCACAGACTAAAAGATGGAAGACCCTCAAAAAACTTATCTCTGATGATACTTGGCTATGGATGATGACAGGTACACCTGCGGCACAATCACCCCTAGATGCGTATGGGTTAGCAAAGCTAATTAACCCGTTAAATGTTCCACGTTTTTTTGGTTCTTTTAGAGACATGGTAATGTGGAAGGTGACACAGTTTAAGTGGATGCCGAAAGAAAACGCTAGTCAAATAGTGCACGAAGTATTGCAACCTGCTATCAGATTTACCAAAGAAGAATGTTTAGACTTACCCGATATGGTTTACGTCAAGCGTAAAGTCGAAATGACTAAACAGCAGATAAAATACTACGAAGAATTACGTAAGAAGATGGTAATGCAGGTAGAAGACGAAAGCATTACCGCTGTCAACGCAGCCATTGTGCTTAACAAGTTGTTACAAATATCATCAGGTGCAGTATATACTGACGATAGCGAGACACTAGAGTTTGACATAGCTAATCGGTACAAAGTTTTAAAAGAAGCGATAGACGAGAGCAGCCAAAAAGTTTTAGTGTTTGTTCCGTTTCGGCACACTATAGACTTGTTAGCCAACAAGCTAACGGCGGATGGGATAACGTGTGGGATTATACGAGGAGACGTATCTGCGAATAAACGCACTGAAATATTTGACTCCTTTCAAACCACACCTAACCCTCAAGTGCTTATAATCCAACCGCAAGCCGCAGCCCATGGGGTCACGTTGACAGCAGCGAATACCGTTGTGTGGTGGGGTCCAACATCGTCACTAGAGACATACGCACAGGCGAACGCACGTGTCCATCGCTCTGGGCAGAAGCACAAATGCACTGTCATTCAGCTTTACGGTTCAGCCGCTGAACAGCGTATATACAGACTGTTGGACAACAGAATCGATGTGCATACAAAAATTATAGATTTGTACAAAGAACTACTTGACTAAGATAAGTTTAGATACTATCTACTAAATATAAATAACAATGGAGATATAAATGGGCGTTTCAATAGAGAAGCTCGTAAAAGCGTACATAAAGATACGTGATCAGCGTAGCGAACTTGCCGCTAAGTTCAAAGAAGAAGACAACGTGCTTAGTGAAAAGGTAGCCAAAATAAAAAGCGCATTGCTAGATCATTGTAAAGAACACAATGTCGAGTCGGTGCGTACATCTGAAGGGGTGTTCTTTAGGTCTATCAAACAACGGTACTGGACAAGCGATTGGGAACATATGTACGAGTTCATAAGGGAACATAACGTACCTGAGTTCTTTGAAAAACGTTTGAACCAGACAAATGTTCGTCAGTTCCTAGTAGAAAATCCTGATCTTTTACCGAAGGGTCTCAATGTAGACTCTGAATACACAGTATCAGTGAGGAAGAAATGATAGAAAAACAGTATGTAGACATAAATAGAGTTGCCGACTATTTCGGTATATCTGTATCGACAACTAGAAAATGGCTACGTGAAGGGCATATTCCCAGAGAGACTTATATTAAAGCAGGGGATACGTATCGTTTTAATTTAGAAGCGATAGAAAAAGCGTTGACGAAAGAAAAAGCGTTGACAAAACGTGACAATGAAGAGGAAGATGTACTTCCTATAAAACAACACTAATGGAGAGTAACATGGCAGAACAGTTGTCATTATTTGAAGGGGGCAACTCCCTAGTAAGCAACGACTTATTTAAACAGTTGCAAGAGGTAGACGATAATCTAGCAGGTGGTTCGAGTGGTCTAAAGACACATCGAATTAGTTTGCGTGGTGGTAGGTTTAGAGAGTTAGTAAACGGCGAACAAGTGAACGTAAAGAACGATGGTTTTTTAAACGTCATAGTCGTTAATGCCGCTAAGATTTCTCGTACTTACTACGCAGGTCAGTATGATGCAGAGAATCCATCTGCGCCCACTTGTTGGTCGCCTGATACGGATGCACCCGATGCGGCTGTACCTGCGGATCAACGTCAAGCAAAACGTTGTATGGACTGCAAACAAAACGTCAAAGGATCTGGGCAAGGCGAGAGCCGTGCTTGTAGGTTTCAACAACGCATTGCAGTGTTACTAGAGGGTGATTTGGAGACTGTATATCAACTCCAATTACCTGCTACATCTGTATTTGGGGAAGCTAAAGATGGTAAAATGGGTATGCAAGCATACGCTAAACACTTACGTGCCCACAAGACGCCATCTATTGCTGTGGTTACACAGATGTATTTTGATGAGAACAGCGATACGCCGAAGTTGTTCTTTAAGCCTGTGCGTCCTCTTGAGGAAGCTGAATTACAACAGGCTATAACGGCTAGAGACAGTGAAGACGCTGTCCGAGCAATCACGTTGACTGTGGCACAAACGGATGGGGTGCAAGCTAAACGTGATGGTGAGGTGCAGGAAGATGAGGTGGACATCGGGGAGACTGTGCCGAAACCAAAAAAGGTCGCTAAAAAGAAAGAGGTTACTGCTCCCTCTTCTAGTGATGACCTTGAATCTATCGTAGGTGATTTGTTTGACGACGAGGACGAATAATACCTAACGGTAGTACCGTCGTGGTGAGTATACTCCTCCGTTGCTCACCACGACATTTAACTTTGGAGCAGAGCAGTGAATACAGTAGACTTTTTAAAAAGTGTATTGGGCGATGAGGGGTACTCATGCTTAATCACGATAGATTTAAAACAGCAGAAACCTATACCGAAACACTATTGGTTTAAGACAGCCCAGGAACTCGTAAGTAAAGCAACAGAGGTAGACACGTTTCCACATAATGTTTACTTCGCCACGAGCACTTACAACGAAGAAGGCTCTCAGTGGGGTGGTAGATCTAAAGCAAACGTAAAGAATATAAAAGCATTTTGGTTAGACCTAGATTGTGGAGAAGGTAAAGACTTCCCTACGCAAGCCGATGCGATTAGAGAGTTACAAACATTTAAAAAGAAGGTTGGTTTACCTGCACCGATAACCGTGAACAGTGGTAATGGTATCCATGTGTATTGGCCTCTGACAGAGGCTGTAACGCGAGAAGAGTGGGAACCTGCTGCTTCTAAACTAGGGCAGCTTTGTAGGGAACATGGCTTTCCTGCGGACGCATCGCGCACCACAGATGCAGCCAGTATTTTAAGATTGCCTAGCACACACAACTATAAAAAAGACCCACCACTACCTGTGGATCTTCTTGGTAAAGATCTAGTGTCGCCCACAGAGTTGTCTGTGTTTATTGATAAATTAGGTGGATTAGCGCCTAAACTCCCTGCGCTAGATCTTGGCCCAGACGCATTACAAGAAGCTTTAAATGAAAACAAAGAGTTTTCTTTTGGGCGAATCATGAAGAAAACAATTAAAGGTAACGGATGTGAGCAGTTACGAAACATAGCTATAAACCAAAATGCAGTGGACGAACCACTATGGAGAGCAGGGTTATCTATTACAAAGTTTTGTAAAGAAGGTGAAGAAGCCGCAGTCACAATATCAAGTCGGCACGATGAGTATGACAAAGAGTTTATGCTCAAGAAGTTTAATGAAATAAAAGGGCCGTACCTTTGCGCCAAGTTTAATGAGTTAAACCCAGACGTGTGTGAAGGATGCCCACATTGGGAACAGATAAAAACACCTCTGGTGCTAGGGCAACGTATCAAAGCAGCGTCTGGCCCACAGACCGTTTCTGAAAAAGCCGCTAACAGTCCAAGTAGTGTAAAACGCGAGTACATTATACCCGAAATGCCGAAACCGTATTTTGGTGGAGAGCATGGTGGCATTTATGTGCGTGTAAAAGAAGATGATGAGTTAGTCGATAAAGCCATCTATAGGCATACGTTCTATGTATCTCGCCGTTTGTATGATCAAGAACAAGGCGAATTAGTAGTATTTAGATTGCACCTGCCGCAAGACGGTGTGCGTGAGTTTACAGTTCCGCTAACTGTAGTGACAGCGCCGAATGAGTTTCGTAAAGCAATGTCAAAAGAAGGCGTTACAGCAATATCATCACAGGAGACAAACGTACTCATGTCGTACACAAATAAATGGATAAGTGAGTTACAACAAACAGTTAAAGCAGACGAAGCACACAGGCAGTTTGGTTGGGTTGATGACGAGATGACAGGCTTTGTCCTTGGAGATAAATTAATTAGACCTGACAAGGTGCAATACAACCCTGCATCACCATCTACGTCTAGCTTATTTCACGCCTTTGGAGAAAAAGGTAGTCGTGAACGACATATGGAACTAATCGATTTCTACAATAAAGAAGATGACGGTTGGCTTTTGCATCAGTTCAGCGTCTGCTCAGGTTTCGGTTCTGTACTTATGCCGTTCACAGGTATGAACAGTTTAGCAATTCATCTAACAGGTGGGTCTGGTATTGGTAAAACAACAGCACAGTGCATGGGGTTAGCCGCATGGGGTGATCCTTGGATCATAATGAACCGTTCTATTGGGTCAGAAGATACTTTAAACTCTTTTATGAATAGGTGCGAAGTACTAAAAAATATACCGCCTGTGATTGACGAGATGACTAAACTAACAGGTGAGATTGCGTCTGGGTATCTGTACCAAATGACTGGTGGTAGGCAGAAGAATCGCCTTGCACAGTCGGGTAATATTGAAAGAGTGCGCGGTAAACCGTGGGAACTTTTATCTTTGAGTTCGGCTAACTCAAGTATGTGGGATGCCGTCACTAACTACAAAGCCGATGCCGAAGCAGAACTGCTACGTCTTCTGGAAATAAATGTACCAGACATGCAGCTTACAACTGAAGACAAGAAAATAACAGACAAACTGTTTGAAGAGGTTAAAGTAAACTATGGTTGGCTAGGTATTGAGTTTGTGCAGTGGGTTATGAATAACAAAGAAGAAACACGTACCATGTTAGATGCGGTTCGTGTTCGGCTAGACCAAGCAGCAGGACTTACATCTAAGCACCGTTTCTGGTCAGCAGGAGTAGCGGCTGTAATAACAGCAGCGATAATACTCAGGAAGAAACTAGGCATCACTAAGTACAACACAAGCAATATTTTTGAGTGGTCAGTAAAGCAGCTTATTTTAGCAAAAGCACGGATGGGCGATGCGAAGTCTAATACAAATGAGTTGCTAGGTAGATACATAGCTGAGAAGTGGAACAATATACTTTGGATAAATGACACCGAGGACAGCGATGGGGAGTTGTCAAATATCAGCAGTCTAGTACCACCTGCGGAGAAAGACCCAAGAAGTTTTATTGTTGCACGGTACGAAACAACTAGCGAGAAATTATACTTGTTACCCACACCATTGAAAGACTGGTGTGTAAAGAACCAGATAAACTACAGTGAATTGTTGACTAAGTTAAAGAACAAGTTCCAGGCAAAGAGTGAACAAAAGCGCATATTCGCAGACACGTACATGGGTAAGACACCCTCTGTAAAAACATGGTCTATAAAGTATACACTGGATAATGAAAATGGCGTTGAAGATTGATGATTTAGACCCAGATGGGGTGTTAATAACTATAAACTGGGAAACTATGGATGTTGGATGGTCGTTTTTTATACCTTGCCTTGATGTAGAAAAAGCACAGTTGCAGCTAAAAGAAGTAGAAAAACTTAAAAATTGGAAGTTTAAAACGCAAACTTGCGTCGAAAATAAAAAATTGGGTTTACGAGTATGGAGAACTATGTGATATACTATATCTGACAACGTCCTCCCGATGTTGTTCTCCATTGTTATCTGGCCCCTACATCTTGTAGGGGTCTTTTTTTAATCAAACTGTTCGGCTATCTCTCTCATAGTTGGGGTGTATGTTATACCCCTACGCATGTTTGCTGTTGTTGTCTCGAAAGATCTTGCCGAAGTTTTTATAGAATCAGGACTAATAACCTTAGACGTGTCTCTACGTGATTCTTCAGGTAATGCAGCGTTGTACTCACGTATCTCTTTCAATACTTGTTGATATTCTGCTGTATCTCTTTCTCTACGTGCCATGTTTAGTCTACGTAGCAAGTTTGTTTTCTTATCTTTTAATGCTTGATCTCGTCTGCGAGACAAACGATTTATGTCCATCGCCAATCCCAAGTGTTGCGGTGCAAAGCCGAATGCTTGAGTAATTATATTGTAAGGGCTTAGATCTTCTACAATCGGATCACGTCTACGAGTTAACGCACCCTCGGTGGCGTAACGCTCTGCTTTCATGAAGTTTCGGATTGCCACAGGTGCTACACCTTCTACACCTCTGCGATACTCTCCCCGACTAAAGTCAGTTACAGCTCTCTCAAAACCCATATAATATCCTACAACTGGTCCACCTAACTGTTCAAACATTGTATATAGTATCGGCTGATCTTTACCTACGATTGGCTCTCTGTATAGCAAGCTGTTCATAGAGATACGATCTGCTATGTCTACGCCAAGAAGTTCGTTAGCTAGACCACCGTAATAAAATTCACCTAAGTTGTTACGCATCATTTCTTCAAACTGCTCATCTTCTTCTTCACGGAACATGTCATACAGCATTCCAAAGAAGCCCATCAGTGGCATACCGCCTACACCAGTTACCACGCCTGTGGTAAATAGGAAGTTGAACAATGCTTTTCTAGCAACACGTTTCATCTCCGCTTTTTGTTCTGGGGTCAGGTTAGGATCAGCATCTATCTGTGCGCCGATTGAATCTTTGGCTAGTCTATACATGAGGTAGTACTTACCAACAGCAAAACGTTTGAAGAGAAATAATATGTTACCCACACCGCTTTGTGCCCATATCGGACGCCCTGCCGCAGCCGTCGAACCTAGAGAGAAGTTTGTAAAGTCTATAGCAGCTTCAGCCGCATCGACATAATCTTGATCAGTTAGAGGACCACTCTTTTCTCTTTTTTGCAGCTCAAGCTCATACTTGGCTATATATGTTGTTTCTCTGTTTAATCGTTCAGAGTGATGAAACAACCCACCAGAGATAGAGTTAATCGCTTCCATAAACTTTCCTGGAGACGAACCTGCCTCTAACATCTCACCTGTCAGCGACTGGTTAAATATACCGCGTTCCATACCCATATTGACTGCGGTTTTATATCTATACAGCGGATTGTTAACATCTACCTCTGGTGCGTTAACGTCCAGATTACCTATAGACTGGTTTATACCGCCTAGTTGTATTTCTCTTACACGTGGCTGACCGTCTGGACCGATGTCTCTAACAGTATAGACAGAAGAAGCTTGCCCAAACAAATTGCGTGCAACTCCATACGCCTTGGCTGTATTGCCTAGCCCATACTCTGCGGATAGCAAAGGCATCGCACTCATCAGTACATCAAAGAAAGTTATAGCAGCAGATGAGAAGTTAAGACCCATGGTCGTTGCAAACCCTAGTGTATTAGCTTGCTGTGACCAACGAGGCAAGTTCGGTGACTGTGCAAACCTAGCCATTTGATCTAGTTTTTCTGCCATCAGGTATGTGTCAGGGTTCTCTTTTGCACCTGATACTTCTAGTTTTCTACGAAATGCTTCTGTTTCGGCTGCGTATTTTAGCTGTGTGACCTGCTTGTTCATGTCACGACCTTTGACATTGACTAACTCACGTAGATCAAATTGCTGACCTAATGCACCTGTGGGTGTCTTATCGCCAAGGTAGCCACGTACATCTTTACGGCTTCTAAAGCCTTGCATAAACGACTTCTCAGGTAGTGCGTCAAACACAAGATCGATTACACCATCTAACGCTGCGCCTTCTACACCTTGAACTTTTAGTTCTTGTAATAAATCGAATATAAACGAGCTTGGTGGCACGTTGTCATAGTTCCTACGTGCTGTAGCTTTACCGAACTCTATGGCTGTGTCAGGGTTTAAAGTCTGCGCTAAGTTAGGGTTCTGTCCTATCAGACCTATATTGCGAGTACGTATAGCATCGGCTGCTTTTTCAAGCATGCCTTGATGTTGAAAGTACTCTACAAAAACTTCTACCCCACCTGTGTCTGGGTCAATAGTTGTATACTGTAATCGCCAATCACCTTTACGCATTAGTGGGGCATATGGGCGAATAACACCTGCTTGTTCGGTAAGCATCTTACGAAGTTTGTCCATCGCTTTAGCTCTACCATTTGGATCACCTATTGAAGCAGCTATACGCGATTCTAGAGCAGGTATAATTTTGTCGTATGTTTCTTCAAATAAATCAAACACTTCACGATATAACTTCTTACCTTGGTTATCTAATTTTTTATACTCTGCTTGCAGCGTATCATACATGAGTAATGTATCTGGATTAGGTTCAGGCAACAAAGCAGCTTTTGAAGTTTTAGCAGGATCGATATTTTTGTTGTGTTGTTTTGCAAAATTTAATCTTGCTATCTCTGTTGGAAAATATTTTACAGTAGATTTACCAGTCTTTAGATCTCTAAAAGAAACACCAAACTGTGAGTATACCTTTCTAGGCAAGGACATATCTACACGATTAAAGGTAGATAGAGGAATAAGTCCCTCTAGAATCTTGTACCTTGCTTTGTTCCTTCTATTATACGCACCTAATCTTTTGTCTAGGTTGTTTACAACCATGTTCCCAATACGCATTTCTCCGCTTTGACGTTCTATAATCGCATTTAACTCAGGTGCAAATGGTATGTACGGTGCAGCTTCTTTAGCCATTATGTTAGAAGGAATGCTGTTGAGTATAAAACGACGCGCTGCTTCAGGTACAGATCTGCTTGCAGACTGACGCATAAATGTTTTAAGTCTTTTCTGATCTCCTTCTGGGATCATATCTAAAGAACCTTTTACCGTGCCTGCTAGTTCGTTTGGATCAGTCATCTGCATCATCATTGCAGGGGCGGCTCTAGTAGAAGGTGCGGGGGACATAATGGCTCGTACAAGATTATCTACTTCATCTAGCACAGAGTTTACTGGTCTAGGTTGAAGCCCCATGGCTTTTCTTACCATGTTTATAATAGAGCGAAGTAACTTTTTGTAAGCAGGGACAGTGCCATTATCTACTTTTGTTAATGCTAAATGCGTTTGAAACTGAGGGTTAGACAGTGCCTCTGCTACAAATTCTTGTAAATCTTTAGATCCGTAAAACTCGCCAATATCATCTTTAATCTGTAAAAATAAGCTGTTTAATTGTGCTACTTCTGGGACTGGTGTTTTAGCATCTAACATATGAGACACAACCGCATGCATCATTTCATGCAAGACAACATGTTGATGCAAACCACCATCACGAACAAGACTAATTGTATTTGTTTCAGGCGTAAACATACCAACTGCATCAGGGTCAGGTAGTGAGTCTACAACCTCTACTTTTGTACTACCAACTAATCTTGCAAATCGTTTTGATAGCCTTGATACATTTGGATTTGGATCTATGACCGATAAAGAATTTAATGCTAAATCAAGTCTACCTGCATCAAGAGCACGTATTACGCTAGGGTGCATAGGCATGTCATAGTTTACCACAGCGTCCCTACCTAAAAAATAACTTTTCATAAACTTTTGTAGTTCTGCTTTTGACTTTGCCGAATCGTAATCAGATACTTGCCTAGATGTCTCGTATCTTGAGAAACGTCTGTACATATTTGTACGTAGTTCTAACCACTGTTTAGATGTATCACTCAGACTGTCTTGCACCCAGTTGTATGCACGTGTGCCGTTTGCATTGCCTGTGCCTGCAAAGAAAGCGTTTTCTGCATCAGATGCTTTTTTATCTTTGCTATAAAATTGTAACGGTGTACCTTTTGTTGTTTGTATTACCCCTGCTGCATCATAAGCAATTAAGTCTAACACTTCTATGACACTTGGTATTTTAGTAAAGTACAACTTAGCAGCTTTACCTTCAACAGTAGGAGGTTTTTTTGTTTCTAAAAGCTGCAATACATTTTTTATATCTTCTGAAAATACAACTGGTAGTTTAACAGCAGGGTCAGAAGGAGGCGCATCATAAGCATCTATAACATATTGTTTAGCTATAGGATCACTATTTTGTGTCCACCATGCACCATATGTGCGTTGTAGTGCGTTTTTAATAGGTGCGTCTTTTTTCAAACCTCGTAAACGAACTAACTCTTCAATGTTTCCCAAACGCTGTTCTTGTGCTGCTTCAGATGCATCATCAACATCAGGCATAGTTTGAGGCGCATACATAGGATCATCAACAAATTTAAGCTTACCTCGCGGCTGCAAGGTTTGTTTATTTACTGGCGTTATTGTTCCAGGAATTAATAGTCTCGCAGCACCACTTACATTCTCTGGGTCTGTGCCTTTTGTTGTATACAACCCTTTCGGGCCTTTTCCTTCTGGTTGTGTGAGAGGCAATGCAGGTTGTGTACCGACTGCATCTGTATCTTCTTCTGGCTCTGGTTCTGGCTCTGGTTCTGGCTCTACGTTTTCTTCTACGTTTTCTTCTACGTTTTCTTCTACGTTTTCTTCTGGTTCTGGTTCTGGTTCTGGTTCTGGTTCTACTTCAGGTAGACTGGTGAGGAGTTCATTTAATTTAGTTTGATAATCAGGAACTTGTCTTCTTATTATCGCATTGTTGCCATAGCTCAATAGTTGTCGCTGTACATCTTTATCAGTTATAGGCTTGCCAGTTATACGCCTACGTATTGCAGCATTCTTGGTAACACCGAGATTGTCTAAAAGTTCATTAGTAACTTCTGTAGGAACTTCATCGGTCTTTACTTCTAACTCACCCGTTGAGTTCTCTTCGATAGTTTGTTTTCTAGTGCTAGTAAACTTAGGGACTTCTTTTTTATCTTTGTCCCTATCTACATTATCTTCTACTTTTACTGTAGTGGACTGTTCTCTCTCTGCCACATTAGGTGGCTTAACAGTTGACAGATCTGTTCCCACTCTTCTTGTGTCAGGTGGTACAGCGCCTTTGGTATCCGTATCTCTACTTCGTGTCCCTTCCGCTCCTGCCACGCTAGATCTACGATCTGCATCGCCTGTTCTAATTCTTTCTGGCTCAGATCTAACATTATCCTCTACCTCTGTTCTAGTTTTTATTTCTTCTTCTGCTTCTGCGTCTGGTTGTGCGGCATCCTCTTCTGCTTTTATTTCTTCTGCTCTGTTTTCTATCTTTTCATCTGTATCTAGATTACCTGCAATCGTGGCTGCGGAATCTTCTTTTACTTCTATTTCTGTTGCGTCAGTGGTGCGTGTGTCTTCTGTAACTTCTGGCTCTTTACGCTTACCGAATGCGGCGCGACCCACCCCACCGATTCCTGTTCCGAGTAGACCACCTGCAATAAATGCTTCAGTCAGTATCTCTTCTACTTCTGGAGTGTCTAAATTATAGCCTGCCTGCCATAACCCTGCTAATTCTTGTAAGACTTCTGTAGAACCCTCTACAGCAAGACCTGTGCCTGCACCTGTAATTAGTCTAGCAGCAAACCCCTGACCCTGTTCGTTTGCAACAGCTCTAGCAATCTGTCCCCCACCAAGCAGCTTGCCCAACACTTTAAGACCTAAAGCATCTAGTTTTGCTTGGAATAAGGCTGTACCCGCTGCTCTAGCAAAGTCTTTGCCTGTTATATTATCTTCGCCTACAATCTCTTCACGACGTTGTAAATTCTGCCCTGCAAATAACGTTCCCAACCCTGCTGTCATGCCGACACCCGCAGTAGTAAATGGTAAAACAGCACCTGCGGCAGCACCTGCTACACCTGCTCCCATATAAGGTAGCGAACCACCTAAAAGCTCACCTGCGTAAGTTAGTCCTTTGTCAAGAGAAGGATCAGCAACTACGTCTTTATAGCTATAATTAGCAGAAGGTTCTGAAATAGATAGCTCACCTGCTCGTTGACGTGCAGACTCCTCTATGTCTGATCCAAGACTTTCTAAATATTCCAGGCCAGATAGCTGACCCGCAGATTCAAGCAGTTCTCCGACTTCACCTTTTGCGGTTTGAAAGCCTCTTCGAAAACCACGACCTATGGCTGTGCCATCATCAATCTCAGGTAAAGGCTTTCCTAGCTGTTGTTCGTAGAACTTAGAATATTCTTCTTCTTGTTCTTGTATATAGTTGGATATCCAAGCGTATTCGTAGTCAGTCGGAGCATCGCCTTGAATATTAAAACCGTAAGTTCTTCCGCTACGAGGGCCAGTAGTGTCAAATGTTCCCATCTATAGCCTCTTTATGTCGTCTGTGTGGGCACAGTCGTTCTAGTCATTCCTGATGAACCTAAAGAAGGAAGCCCTGCTAATAACCTTCCGTACTCTACTAGATTTTTGCCTTCAGCAACTTGTTCAGGACTTTGTGCAAGCTGACCTCTTTCTATTATTTTATTACCTTCTGCGATGTAGCCTTTTCCTAGCATTTGTCTTTGGTAAGTAGTCATACCGCCTTTGGTCTTTGCTGCATCAGCTCTTTGTTGTAATCCAAGGAGTCCTAGTCTAGTTTTAGAATCTGCGCTTTGGCTAGTTCTTAGTGCTTTAGTTCCTGCAAGCCCTGCTTCACCGATTGAGCCAAGCAGTGTGGGATTCTTAGAAGACATCATCTTCATCCCTGCTTCTGCTAAAGCTAACCATTTATTACTTTCTCGTTCTTTGTCTAACCTCTGTAACTGTCTAGCAATTTCAGCTTCTAAGTCTGTAGCTGCTCCAGAAGCTTTTCCTTCTCCTGTCGTCCCTGTTGCTTCTTCTGCAAGTCTTTTTAACTCTTCTTGTCTTGCTAGTTCTTGTTCTTTTTCTTCTTGTTTTGCAGCAGCCTCATACCCACCACGTTCTATATCTGCTTGTTCAGTAAGTCTTTCTAATTCTTCTCTCTCAGCCCGTCTTTCATCTGCGTTTTCTTGTCCTGCTGCAATAATCTCGGAGACTTGTTCCATAAAAGTAGGGGCTTCAGGAGGTTGATTTAACGCTAGGAACGCCGCTGCATCTTCCGTTGCTAAATCTTCTTCTACATCTCTACGGGTTGCTGCGTCTGCTATTTTCTTAGCTTCTGCTTCATCTGCTTCTACGGCAAGGCGATCACTGATTGCTTGTATTTCTTCGTCACTAGCTCCTTGATACTTAGCAATCTCTCTAGGATCTCCGCTGTATATCTCTTCAAGTGGGGTATACTGATCGTCCTGATAATACTGTAATGCCCTAGCATCTAACTCTACAGCAGGAGATAGTTGGCTTAAATCACCACCAACCCTATCAACGTCTTGTTGTGTTAGTTTACCCATTTGTCTAAGTAGTTTTTGCTGTTTCTCTAGAGAATCTCCTCGCAGTCCTTCATTAAACTGATCTCGGTAGTCTGTAATACCTGATCTAGTAGAACCTGCTAAGTACTCTCTAATAGCATCTTGTCTCTCCTTTTCTTGAAAATCAGACAAGTCAGGTAGTTCAGGCGCTACAGGTTCTGGATAGCGATCAAGTGCAGGGGGTCTTTCTGTGCCCTCTATCGGCACATCTACTCTAGTAGGCACAACGCTTGGTGGGGTCATGTCACCACCAAATCCACCTATCATGTTAGACGGAACTCCACCAGTGGAGTCTAATTCAGGAGCAGTCATCTTTCTTGCCTGTATTATTGACTCTGGCAAGTTGTAAATGTCCAAAGGCTCTACAGGTGTGCCATCTGACTGATCTGCAATTAGGCTTGCAAAGTCTTGTACAATAGCACCAGGGGGTAGCTCGTCTTTCTCTCCATAGTTTGGAATCGGCACTTTGGGTAGATTAGCCGCTAAGATAGCCGCTTTACCTGCATCATCAACTGGAATCCCTGCCTCGGATACCATAGTCCCATCTGGGTTAAGAGTAAACATATTACCTTCGTATACATAATCACCTGGCTGTGCAGGTGGGTACATGAATGCTTCTGGATCTCTATTTGGACGTAAGAAAGGTCTTATAAACTTACCAAATCGAGATTGCGGTTCAGTTTCAAGTTGAAACACTTTCTTTATAGAATCAATAGATCTATCTATATCACCGTAATACCCCCCACTGTCATCCATTTTAAACATGCTTGCTGTAGGTCTAAAAGGCGCTGCTTTGCCTGTAAAATCAAACGTACCGATGTCTTCAGCAAATGACTCATCAGGCTCTACAGTGCGTTCTAGTTGAGAAAGAGCTACTTTTTCTAATATCTCAGGTTCGTCTTTGTACTGCTCATAAAGTTCAGGAAAGTTTACTTTTAAACTAGCAATAGCACTTGTAGCTGTACCGCTACGAAAACCAACGCCTGATCTTCCTCCATTAGCTAGTTTTAAAATACCACCATCCGCTGCCATCTGTAGTTGCTGTGGAGCACGTGTAGCCTGCATTGGCATGGCTTGGTTCAT